GAATAAGATTTTTCTTTGTCTGCTGGTTCTTTATTTATTTCATACATTGATGAACGTGGACACCAATCACGTTTGCAAATTTGACTAGGGTGTAAATAATCTGTGTCTCGTTCGCGAGTGTTTTGATTGTTTTCAAGTTCTACTTGAGCAGCAACAATGGGCAACAACCTGCCTTTAGTCCTAAGATTCTTTTTAAGACTTTCTAAGTCAACACTAGTTAGTTCAGCCATTTAACATACTCGTAAAATCGTCTTCTGTTAGAATCACGTATCGCCTCTTTTGTATTTCAAATTGTAACAATGGAATCCTATCTTCAAAAATAGCCCGTTGTTCTAATTCAATTAAATCTTTTATCTTTACTGAATACTGTTTAAGGTTATCAGTGAATTTGTTTTCAATAAGAAAGTCGTGGCTTCTTACATCATTCTTTCTCATCCATCCAGACCCTGAACCTGCATTTCTGCTTCCTTTATAACGAGCAGCAGTTTTCTCTTCTTGTTTACGAGACTTTTTTAGCCTTCGTTTATGCTCCCCATCTCCTCCAAGAATCATTGTGTGGGAACTTGAAGATTAAAATGGTCAAAGGCTTCTTTTTTAAGTTTCTTTTGAAGGTCTAAATCTTCACGAATTGCCAATACAAGCGCGTCCTTGCCTTGCCATTTTTGATTATTGTATGAATAATAAGGACCAGAGCGAGTAATTAAGTTGATGGCAATGCCAATGTTTACAACGTCTTTAATAACGTCAAACTCTCCTAAACGAAAACCACCAGCACTTGTGAAATAGAAGTCAACAACTGCGGTTTGTTGAGGTCGGTACGTTTTGTTTTTGATAGTGCGAGCCTTAATAGTTTGACCAATGGCTTCTTCTTTTTCTTTAATCCATTCATCTCGTTTTACTTCAACACGACTAAAGTAGTGAAAGTTTTTGGCTTTACCACCAGGTGTAGTTCTATTGTCTCCCCACATGACACCTATCTTTTCACGCCATTGATTTATCACCAAACCAGTGCATGGACGGTCTTCATTAATCAAAGAACGACGTTGAGACTTTGAGGATTTACGAAAGAACTTACCAGTTAAACGAGCACCTAAACCAACAGTGAACTCTTCCATCATTTTCTCTGACTCATCTCCTGGAACTAAGGATGGCAGTGAGTCAATAACAATCATGTCAACAGCGCGATTGTCTAACGCTTTAATTACTAAATCATAAACTTGCTCCATGATGTTGGTTTCTACAACCCACAAACGTTCAAGGTCTACGCCTATGGCTCGTGCGTATTGAGGAACGTATGTTTCAGCAGCAATCCACATAGCAACAAAATTTGGATTGATTGCTTGATTGGCTGCAATGGTTTTATATGCAAGAGCGGTTTTACCAGAAGACTCTTCACCAATAATTTCTGACCACTGATTTAAAGGCCAACCCCCACCAAGCATGAGGTCATATGCAAGAATTCCCGTAGTAATACGTGGAACTTCTTCTTTTATTTCTGAACCTTGAATAAGTATGTCATCACCATACTTTTTTTTAATAGAAGAAATAATGGATGTTAATGATTCGTAATCTGTCATTTTGTGCTCCTTATACTGTCCAATTTGATTGGTCTGCTTGTGAAAATCTACCGTTCCAACCACACTCAAAACATCGTGGGGCTGGTGCTGCTCCGTTAATCATACTGTTGCTACCTTTTCCAACACGTGAAAACACATGACGACTTCCACACTCTGGACATCTCATGTTACCTTCACGATTATGCGCTTCTCCTCCTTTCCACATTCTAATGGCTTGTCCAGTAGTTAACTGGGTGTTAGGTGGCATATTTTGTACAACTGTTTGAGTATCCGAAGTTTGCACAGGACGGTTGCTGTAGGAAGCAGGATTTGGGTACACGGGTTGAGGAGTTGGTTTCTCGCCTTTTAACTTTTTATCCCACCAGTCACTCATCTTTTTCTACTTCTTCCCAATCTAATAAAGCGTTTTCATCTATTATAATGGAAACATTTCCACTTTCCAGCATTTTATTTAATAAAGAAACCCCATAGGCTACAAACAACGGTAGTATTTCTTCTTTAGCGTTTGAAAGTTTATCGCTTTTTTCAAGAAAATCTATTACCCAATTAGCAGATTCTTCAATGCTGTCTAAAACTCCTTGATTTAAAAACAATGCCCATCTACTAGCAACATCATATATTTCTGCTTGTTCTACGTCGCTGGATGGGTTAGAAAAGCCCATAATATTAGCAAACTCTTGTCCTTGTCCTATAGACAACATGAGGTAAAATAAACGTTTGTCAACAACGCTTTCTATGTCACTCACTCTTTTGCCTCTGCCCAACTCTTGGCGAACTGATGAGAAACTTTAATTGGAACTTTTTCTAAAACCATACCGTCTCCCATAGCGTTGATAAAAGGATTAAGAATATCTACCTTATCTGTTTCGTCTACTGTTGCTACAAGTTCGTCATGAACCTGTACTAACAACTTTACACTGGTTCCACTCATGGCTTTGTGCACATCAACCATTGCTTGTTTACAAATGTCCGCAGCAGTTCCTTGAACTATTGCGTTAACAGCCTGTCTTTCTGCCCTAGACCTTAATTCATCATTGCCTGAAGATAGGTCTGGAAGCCTCCTCCTGCGTCCATACAAAGTAGACACATAACCGTCTTTTTTGGCTTTAGTAATTACTTGTCGTTTCCAAGCAGTTAGTTCATAAAAACTTTTGTAATAGTTATTTAATATCTCTTCTGCCTCATGTTTTGGAATGCCAGTAACCCTAGCAAGTTTAATAGAACCACCGCCATAGGCAGTCAAAAAGTTAACTCCTTTTCCTATTTGACGTTCTTCGGAAGTTACGTCTTGTGGTTTTTTCTTAAATACGGCAGATGCGGTAGCGGTATGAATGTCCTCATCATTGGCAAAGACATGCAGTAATCGTTTGTCTTGACTAAACATAGCCATGACCCGCAATTCAATTTGGTCATAGTCAGCAACTAACAAAACGTTAGGGTCTAAGGCTACAAACAATTTTCTAATATTTGATGTTCTTGGAATGTTTTGAAGATTTGGATTAGATGAAGACAATCGTCCAGTAGCGGTTCTGTGTAAGTGAAAGGACGGATGCAATTTGTCTTTATAAAGTTTAGGTATCAAACCATTTACGTATGTTGATTTTAACTTTTGTAACTCAGACCATTTTAATAATTGTGCTACTACTTCGTGCTTATGTTGCAAACTCTTTAAAGATTCTTCGTCAACAGAGGCTGCTCCTTTACCAGTTTTTTTGTATGGTTTAAGACCTAGTCCACCTTCTGATTTTTTATTAAACAAAAAAGTTTGTTTGTGTTTATTAGAATCAGGGTTAAACCCAACTGGTGCATACTTTAAAATACTATTACGCACTTCTTCTAATTCTTGGTCTAGGTCTTTTTCCAAAACGTTTAAGTTGTTGACATCTACTGGAATTCCTTGATTTTCCATATCCATCAAAACTTCTAACACTTGACTATCTAGATTCATGGCTTTACGAAGGTCTGCATAGGCGTTTACCTTTTTCAACAAACGTGTATACAACATCCACGTCCAACGAGCGTCACGATGTACGTACAAAGAAGCATCGTCAATAGTTACTTTACTAATGCTTTTGCCTAATTTACCACCGCGTTCATAGGCTTTGTGACCATTGTAATTGTTTTCAATAATTGTTTCAAGTGAGTAATTAGTTAAATTTTCATTAACTAAATGTTGTAAAAGCATTGTGTCTACGTATGGTCCTGACGGTATAGCACCGTAATACTTTGAAATAGACCGTGCATCAAATTTTACATTTTGACCAACTTTAATAAGATTGCTGAAGAACAATGGTTTTAATCGTTCAAAAACAGCACTACGTGACAATTGCTTTATTGGTTCGGCATACACAGCAGGTTTTACATACCTAGATTTTGCTGTGGATTCTTGACCGTTTTTAAGTTTTTTACGATAGCCAACTGGTGGTACAGTGCTTCCATCTCCTGTTTCTTCTGCTTCTAGAAGCGGACCAACCTTGTGACCCATTGGTATTGCCCACGAGTGTCCTTTAGTTGCAATGCCTATCCAAAACACTTCATTGCGTAGTGGGTTTACTGCAATTTCTTTTAAATACTGCTCCACTAAATTATCATGTGCTCTTTGAATGATGTCAGGGCTTTTACTTTTTAAGCCTTTGACATGTTCTTGAAAATCTTTTTCTAAGTGTTTTAATAGGTCGGGGTGATGCTCAAGTATGGATTGTGTCTCCACGTCAAAAGCAAACGCCCCAACCTCATTAATAACTCTAACAAGTTCGTCAAGTTCTTCTAAAGTTGTGATAATGGGAGGTTTTATACTCCCCATTATCTACTTTCCTAAATCTTCTGACGCAACTGAAAGAAGGTCTGCGTATGTAGGAACTTTCATAATGCTTACATCGTAACGGTCTTCTCGCAATTGACCCATAAGAGTTTCGTCAATTTCTTCTAACTTCCACTCCTCTTGAAGGTCACGAGCACGAATTGCCTGCAAATTGTATGCGGTTGTAGCACCTTTACCTGTGCGACTTACAGCCCAATAGTGTTTGGTCAACGGACCTGTTTGAGGTGCTTTATTAAGGTTGCGAAGTTGGTCAACAACTCTTGGTCCTACTTCAAACGAACGAACTACTGGCTTAGTGCCCATAGTCAACAATGCAACGTTAAACGCAATGCGTTGAGAAGGACGATTACCTGTTTCGCACAATGGACAACCGCGTTCTTCAAGGTCACGTAAACAAATAAATGACTTTTGACCTTCACGCTCTACCCAGTGTTGATGCCACGCTGCAAATGGTTCGTCATCCAAAAACTTAATTACTTGAACGTCTTCAGATACTTTCAAACGCTGTGCATACTGAGAGTCGGCGTTTTTTAAAACGTCAACTTGTTGCCAACCTCCGCGAAGAAGTTTGCGAGTTGATTCTGTTGCGTCAGGTGTGTCCTGCTCTGTATTCGGTACTAACTCTGTTGTTTCATAATCTCTTGGCATTTTTTTATCCTTTGTGTGTTTATTGAGGCCAGTTATCTTTGATATGTTTTCTAAAACCATTCCAATCTCCGTGATTAATCTCACGAACCTTAAAATGGATTATTGCTTCAAGAAGAAACTCTACCTGCTCTAGGCTATAAAGCCTCCTGCCTTGTGAAGTTTTTTCTGGAATTTGTTGCCTTACTGGTTTTGGTGTTCTGTACTTGGCTTTAGGAAGCCAACCACGATGTTCCCAAACTCTCAGTGTTGATGGACGTTTACCTATTGCTTTGGCTAAATCGCCAATTGTAAACATCATTATCTCTTGACCGTTGATTATATACTTTTTGGGTTTTGCCCCATTGTACTTATCTTCGGTAATTGCCTTTGTTTTTTTATCCCTGTTTTTTGGCTTACGCCCACCTGGATAATCAGGCAAATCTTTAAATAAATCTAGCGGGTCTTTCACGCTTTAAACGCCCACGTTTCTTTTTCAGTGTAAAAAGTTTGAACAATTGGAAGAAGGGTTTTATCATCCCATGCTAATCCTACAAGTTTATCCTCGCTCAGGCGTTCAACAACTTCTTTAACTTTGTCCCATACGCCATTCTCACGTGCCCACTCTTCAGCCTGAGTTGAGTTAAATGATTTGCTGACGCGACGTTCACGTTTCAATTCGTGTCCACCAACGTTCAACCAAATGTGTCCGCTGTCATCTGAAGTTCCATGTTGCTCAACAACGGTGCTCAATTCCTTTTTAAGTTTGTCAACTCGTGTTTCTAATTGAGACAACAACTTTTTTTGAGATACAAAGTCTTCTACAAGTTTTGTTAAATATTGTTCATCGTATTCTTTTTCCATGTTACACCTCCGAGTGTTGTAAAAATTCTGTTAATGAATTAAGAGTTAATTCAAATCTACCTTGTGTATCATAACCTTTATCAATGAATGCCTCATTAATTCCTCTTTTTTGTTGAAGCATTTCATATTGCCTTTCTTCAATACTCCCTTTCATTACGAATGATGCAATT